GATTATCGACCCACCGGACAATTAGGAAGCACTTGCAATTATCGTGATATTTCCTAATGCCGTTGGCATCGAATGAATCCGCGCTGGCCTCGTTGCCGGCGCGGGTAGTTCTATTTCTCGTGCCCTGGTAGTAATTGCCGTCAGCGTCTTTAGCCAGGGTGCCGGCGTTCTTTTTGTAGACCCAACCCCTGGATGCCAGGAGCGCACAGAATGCACAGCAGTTGGGCCGCGTTCCACGCGCCCAGGCCATAACTCTGCGGTCCATTGCAATTACTCGGTCAATGACCTCACGCCCACCGGAGATGCCATAACGATCAACGCGGCCACCACCCAGGGATCCGGCAGCGCTGAAAGCCTTATCGACTTTCGCTTGTGCCTGCCGGCCGGTTAGTTCCTCGTCGCGCCAGATGGCTTTTGTTTGCTTCTCGTAGGTTTCAACAACCTGTTCGGTCAGCGCCTTCTGGAAGGCGTCTTGAATTTGCTCAGGCTCCATGTCGGAGCCCCAGTCAAAGTCCTCAACCGTTACCCGGTCATCGTCGTTGTCGTCGGCATTGTCCAGCCAGTTCTGAATCTGATCGTCAATCTCTGTGACGGAGAAGTTGATCCGATCCTGGCGGGGCTCGGGATCCCGCTGCGCTCGGCGTAGCTCAGCCTCGAAACGTTCCTCAGCCTCGTTGTCCGTATCCGTTGCCTCGTGATCGATGTTGGCAATCTCCAGCAGCACATCGCGGAGCTGCGTCCGGAGGTCACCAAGGGTGAGGGTGTCGGGGTTGTCGGAGTACTCGGGGTAGTCCAGCGTGTAGCCAGTCTCCAGGGCTCGCACCAGGCGAACGTAGGTAGCTGCCAGCCTGGACGACTTCCGCCGAATGGCGTTGATGAGGATGAGGCTGCGGGCAACCCATGAGGATCCGGACTCACTGGCATTCAGCGGGTTCACGGATCCCCATTCCGACATTGCGAGGTACGCGCCGGCTATGCCCAGGCGGGCCTGTGCGGCCCTGTGAGCCTCTTCAATCGCCCGTACCTCATCGTCCTTACTTGTTGCCATTTGCGGCTGCTGCAGGCTTGGCTGCGGGCTTGGCAGGCTTGGCTCCAAGCTCACGGTTGGCCTCCGATACCGGATCCATACCAAGTTCCTGCATCTCGGAGATTTCGTCCTCCCTCAGTTCCTCCCAGTCCTGCAACTGGCCGGAAGTAATTCCGGGGATGAGGGACCAGGCGGCACGCTTCGGGACGCCCAGGGATTCAACACCCTTGGCCAGGCCATCGAGCATTGCGCCGAATGCCTTGCTGGACATATCGCGCCAGCGAACTTCTCCACCAAAGGAGTCAGCGCCGGCCTTATCGCCCAGGGCAATGCAGATCATGCGGAATAGCTGCTCGTGCGAATCCCCCCAGCTCGTGTGAAGGTGCTGGAGAAAGCGCATGAATTGTGCCTCAAGCGCGTTGAGCGCTTCGGCGGAAAGGTTGGAAACATTTCCCAGGAGAGCGTGCAGCGGGAACTGTGCAATTGCTGCCAGGTTACGCACTGCCTGATCCTCTGCAAGCAAATATCCCTGCAGCGGAGTTTCGTCCAGCTGTCCGAATTTTGTGTCAGGATTGCCGCTGACCAAAAGCTTAGCCTGGCTGATTGCAATCGGTTCCGGAACAGGCTTGCCAGTAACAGGATCTATCAGCGGTTCGCCCGTCGCGGGGTCGATCTTGAAATTGACCTGCAGGCCAGCGGCAGTCCTAACTTTGAAGGCGCCAAAATCGGCGGTTATATTCGTGGAGAATGCGGCCTGATTTACTCGATCCTGCATTGCAATAATCGGGCGGATAACGCCCGACGTCGCGCCCTCATCATCGATGTAGCATGTGTACCGAACAACCGGGCAAACTTCCATCTCATGGGGCGTGGTGTTCTTTAGGACGAACTCTTCCGCGCTGGTGTATTCCAGGTCATAGCGGTTGATTTCATCCCAGTACACGGCAATGCCGGGGCGGTTTTCATCGCGCGGGTAGGACTTGATGGTGAGGACGTTGACGGGGATAACGTCATTGATCGGATCCTCAAAGTAAGCGATGGTGTTCCGGGTGGAAAGAACCTCCAGCTTGAGCTTCTTCTTATCCTCATTGGTGTTGTTGACGTGGACAAAGGAGTGGCCGTACTGTAGGGCAGCGCGGTAGATTACCGCCTGCTTCGCGTCAAAACCATTTCGCTGCCAGCACTCATATTCCGGGGAGAAGCGCTTCACGCCGCCTGCCGGCTTGGAGGATCCATCGGCCTCGTTTGTTTCACCAAACGAACCACGGCGGTAACCGTCCACAAAAGAAACCTGGCTGGGCAGATTCACGAGCAAGGGCACCCAGTTAGTAATGGAGCGTTCCTGCAGATCGCGGATCTGATCGGATGCTTCACGCGGGGCGTAGGGCTGTGTGTGCTCGCCCATAAAGTACTTGTGGCAGATATCGAAAACGTCAGCGCGGTCCTTGCGGAGCGTCTGATACATTTCCTGGACCAGCTCCGCGTCGTACGTGCCAGGTTCAGCTTCGGCCGTAACCAGGGGGTACGCGGACTGAGCCTGGGCGTAGTCATGCAGGGTGGTCAATGATAGTCCTTAGAACTGAAATAGTGTTGAGTCGTAAATGACCGGGGCTTTCTTGCCACGTTCGGCCAGCTCGTTTAGTGCGATGAATGCCAGAAGCAAGGCAGCGTAAGCATCGATCTTTTCCCCTGAGCTGCGGCTGTCCTTTCCAAAAGAAAGGCCATACTTGTTCTCACGGCGCTTAGCGTGAAGGGCATGTCGGCGCAGGAGGGGATCGCCATTGTGGAATATCTTTCGATCCAGCACGTTTTGAATAAGTGCCTCGTGAAAGCGCGTGGTCTTTTCAAGATTTCCACGCATGTCATAGCCCATGGCTGAGCGGGGGCTCGCCTTTACTAGGAGAGTTTCGCGGTAATGATTTGACCAGGACTCAATCCAGCTCTCCCACAATGCGACGTCACAGTACATTGCCTGCACGTCGAATACGCGATGGAGCCAGTGGACCATGCTGTCCACTTCTTGCTTGTTGATTTCCCAGTTGTCGCCGGCCGGCCCTTCGGGGCGCTGCCATATCTGAATGGGAAATGCCATGCGGTCACTGACGCGAATTGCCACAAGGGCCGTGGCATCATCACTCTTGCCACCATCGAAACCGACGACGATAGAGTCACCAGGCGTAAGGTTGAATGCACGGCGGAAACCGCGCTCATCGGAATCCCAAAGGGCAATGGCGTCAAATTCGGCCTCACTGAAGATGGAATCTTCAGAAGCAACAATTTGGTTGTACCACATTCGCCGCTGGCGGGACGGGGGAACGGAGGTATCCTGAAGCGACTGGACAATGACTTCCGTCTTTAGCCAGACCGCATCCCCTTTGATCGTGTCTACGATAAAGGGAGCCCAGTCCTTTGTAAGAGGGGCTGCTGCGTTGGCCTCAAGTGAACAGTAAAACCAGCCTGAGTCCTCAGCTAAACCATCGCGCTCACGATCATAAGCTTCTCGAATTTCCTCAGCTACAGATCCTTCGCCGGGGAGGTAGGCGTTGGTAATACAAAGGTAACGGCCGTCTTGTTTATCGACGTTGTTACGAATGGTAAAGTACAAATCAGCTCCACCACGGGAAGGAGTCCAGTGGTGCGTTTCATTAAGAATGGCCATTGAAGGCCTATTGCCTTCCATGGAACGATATGAAGCTGAAACTGCTTCAATTCGCTGGTCTGGCCGGCCCTTTACCTGAATGATTTGCTTTTGCACTTCCAGGTTGAAATGCGTTCGCGTCCGCTGCGGCAGCAGCGTCGGAATTAGGAGCATCGTGTTTTTGGTCTGCTCGGCGTTTACGGCTGCAATTTGTACCCAGGCGGTGGGGTTTGCTTTCGCAACAGGATTGCCATCCTGGTCCCAGTGGGAGAATTTGCAGGGGCCGATAAACTCAACGACGCAGATTGCGGCGGCAAGGGGGTCTTTGCCATTCAACCCCATCCCTTTAGACGCTGCAGTACCGCCTTGCGGTACTTGAACCTGCCGCGCTCATCGAGCGCGTACATCCACAGAATGAATCTGCTTTGTTCCAGCGTGAAAATCCAGGGCTCACCTTCGGGGTTTACAAGCCACTCAGCACACCAGCCAAGTACCTCCCAGCCAAGTGTTTTCTCTGGCAGCAGCCAGTTACCTTCCTCGTCTGTTTGCCAGACGGGGCCGATAGTCACGGGCGGGAAAAGTTTCTTGGCATTCTCGGGGGAGGGCTCAAGCTCGGGTTTTTCAACAATGATCTTAGGGATGGGGAATCACCCCCCTTCTTAGGTAAGGGCGGTTACGCCGATAAGTATTTGGGTAGTTACGCCTGCTTCTTTAGCAGCGCTTCCCGGTAGCCATCAATGGCGATGAGGGTTGCTGACTTGTCCTCTTCAACCTGAGGCTCAAGCTCCAGACGGAGGATCTGGCGGCGGTCACCTTCGGTGGTTCCAAAGCGGCCCATGAGGGCC